ACACTTGACGGCTTGCCCCGGTATGGCTCAAGATCCACACCCGGCGCATACTTGGCCAGCGCCTTTGGCATTAGGAAACAGCGCCAACCCGATCCACCCGCGTGACATTGCGCCCGGCGACTGTCGCGCTTTTACCATTGGTCAGCCCTATGATTTGCGCCTTAACCTCGTCCTGTCGTTCCTTCACCTGGTCAATCGCCTCGCCCAGATCGTCATATTCTGCCATCAAACGTGCGGCCTCTGGCGTATCGACCACAGCCCGCAATGGCTCAAGGTGCTGCTTTGCGTTGTCTGGCTGGCGTTCCTCAAGATATTCGTCCCAAAACTCGCGCAGCTTTACAAGGTTCTTTGCCCGCCATGCGCTATCCGGCAATATCCGCTCAAGCGATGTGTTGCCTGGTGCCCACTGGTAAAAATCCCACCATGCGCGCTGCGCCACCCACATGGAAAACTGCACCTGATCCATATAGTGGGCCTGATCAGCAAGCGGCTTGAACGTATCGCCCGCCGCCATCTTGCGCTTGCCGAACGGACACTTAACTTCAACACCGCCGACAAGCCCAATAAGGCCATCCGGGCTGCACCCGGCCCATTCGTCGCGCGTCAAAACCCCTCGGCCTGCACCGCGTTGCCGGTTTCCATCTGGTATTCTGCAAGAGCCCCTTCCTCATTGAACACGCCATATTCAGTGGCAATGTTGCCGGTGAACTCGCTCTCGGCCCCGTGCCAATCCCGCACCATTCGGCGCATGGCCTGTTCGCGCGTCATATAGGGTGCATGGCCTAGAATTGCCCCAACCATGCTGGCCGTCACGCGCCCCATGCGGGCTTCAAACCATTCTGCGCTGCGCTGTTCCATTAGTATGCGCTCCCAAAAACTGCGGCGAATGCTTCGTCAAGAATCTTGTCCATCTGTTCGCGGGTCATGTCGCCACCGGCCCGGCCAGCAGGTTGTCGGACATTGCCTTGACTGTCAGGCGCAGAGGCGTGACGTATTCATCGGCGATTCCGTCACTGTGCGCCGCGTCTATGCAATCAGCAACGCGCGCCATGTGGCGGTGTAGCTTGGCGTTTTCCAGATCGGGCAAGGCGGCGATGATACGGTCTGCATCGTCAAGAGCGGCTTCTGGGGTATCACCCTTACCTATGCCAAGGTTGTCGGTGCCACCGTTCACCCTTGTTTGCAGAGCCTTGTAAAGGACAATCTGGCAAGCATTATCCTTGACCGTCAATGTTGGCGCAAACCAAGGCGTTTGGCCCGTTTTGTGCAAGATGGCCTCGCCGATGGCGTAAAGGCGGTTGGTGATTTCTGTAACGTCCATGTCGGTATCTCCTCATGTGGTGTGTGGTGTGAACGGCGGGGCGCAAACCCCGCCGCATGTTTGCCTAGAACGGGATTTCGTCGTCAAGGTCTTGGCGATTGGTATATCCACTGGTATATCCACCGCCCCCCGCCTTTGTGGTGACAGGCTTCGCCGCCTTCACATCAACGCCAGCCGTCTTTGGTGCCACGGCGCAAATCCAGTTGCCGCTGATGACCTCGCCCGGTTGCTCGCGGTCCGGCATCGACCAAATCTTGACTTTGATAACCATTGGCTTGTTTGCAAGGTTTGCAGTCAGGTCGTCGTCGTTTGGCATGCCATCTAGCTTGACCAGCTTGCCGCCCGCATTGGCATCAATAACCGCCAACATCCGGCGGGCCTTGTCGCGCTTCTTTGCGGCCTTGTCCGAATCCTTCGCCATCGGGTCGTCATCCGTCACCCAAAAGCTTTTGGAACACCTTGCGGTTTTTGAGCTCGTCTGGCGAAATCACAGACCAGCGCAGCGAAACATATTGGGCATCATCCTTATCTTCCCACTTGGCCTCGTCGATCATTGCCAGCACGCTGCTGTCGTCCGGGATCGGGTCCATGTTCCCGCCGGGAATTTCATATTCTGTCCCGGTGTCTTTGGCGTTGCCGCCATCGCTCAGGCTCCAAAAATCAGACATTCGTTTCTTCCTTTTGTGGTGTGGTCGATCCGCCAAGCGACGGGATGAATTGCGCCAAGGGGTTTTCGCCCATCGGCAGGGGCAGGGCATCGGTAATGCCAAAGTCCGGTTTTTCGACACGTTCGATGCAGCGGCGTGAACAATCAATTCCCGCGCGCCGGTTGAGATCGTCCTTTTTGCGGTCGCCTTCCTCCGCCCCGCGTGAACGTCTCCAGCTTCACAAACCCCACCACGTCCACATCATCTACGTAGGGCGGGAGGCTCTTGATCGGCAGGCGCAGCGAATACCGCTGATAGTCGTCCATGTCCGGCAGGCGCATAGTTTTCGATTTCGGCGTGGGCCACGAATACAACGTGCATTCCCCGCCGCTCGTTCAAAATGCCAGCGGCCTTGCGCACACGCTGGTGCATTGCAGCAACCGCCGCCACACCTGCCCCGTAACCACCAAGGGCTTGGTTAATAGATTTTACCTTGGGGTCGCTGGCCAGCACATCGGACACAAACAGCCGCTCCAGCGCAGTCACGCTGTCAATCACAAGCGTTTCGTAATCGTGCGGTTCATTGCACAGCGCGGTAAGCTGCTCCCAGACGTCCGCCGACTTGTGGACAAGCGGAAAGGCATCGGGCCGCTTGTCGTTTGGCACTGACTGCATTCCATCCTCTGCGCGCAGAAAGATAGGCGTGGGGAAAGCAGCGGCAAGGCTGGTCTTGCCCATTCCGCTGTCGCCGCAGATGGTTACCATCACGGCACGGTCAAGCGGCTTTTGGATCTCCTCCAAAATGCTCATTCAAGAGCCTCCATATTTGTGGGCATTGCCCCGCGCAGCCGGTGTGCGCTTCCTACCCGGCCTATTGACAATGGCATGTGGAAAATATACAGTCAACCCACAATATCAACACGGGGCTGGATATTATGAACATAGACAAGATGAAGATGCTTCTTTCAGATCGCAGGCTAGATGTGGTGTCGGAGGCGACAGGTGTGCATGTTAACACGATTGCACGGATACGGGACGGCGTTACGGAAAACCCGTCGGCACAGGTCGTTCGAAGCTATCGCTAAATATCTGGAAGAAACGAATGCTTGATAAAGTGACACGCGATGAGGCTAAGAAGCAGGGCTAAAGCATTATTTACTGGTAAGACCTCTTTGGGCGTCTGAAAATCTAGAAAAAAGCGACAAGAGGGAATTTTCTGATATGATGTTTTAAGGAATTTTTGGGAGGCTGGATATAGGGTTTTCCCGCTGCATGAAGTCAGGAATGGCGAGTGCATGTGTGGCTAACCCACGGTGCCCCGAAACATCGGCAGGGAAGCACCCTGTCGCATCTTCGTGGCAGCACACCCCAATATGGTCATCCGAACAGGCGAGGCGATTGAGGGAACACCAATTAACAACTGGTTACGGCATCGTATGCCATGGCCTGCTTGTTCTGGATGTGGATGCTGAAATAGTGGAGTCGAGTCTTTTGCCAATTTACTTGAAGCCGTGCCAGAGGCGGCAAGTGCTGGCCTTATTGTTGAAACGGGTTCTGGCGGCGGTTCTAGGCATTACTATTTTACGGTTGATGACGCCCTGGCGCTGGTGTCGCATCTGCCGGAATATCCCGGTATCGACTTCAAGTCGTCGGGCTATGTCGTGGGGCCGGGCAGTCTGCACCGCAGCGGATCGCGCTACGTCACGGCGCTTGGATCGCCAGACGACATAGACGCCGCGCCCGCTGATCTTATCAACGCCTTACGCAAGCCGGACCGCCACCGCGCGGAATATGACGGGCGCACGATTGACGTGTCGCATGGCGACATTGCCGAGATGCTGGCGGCGGTTGATCCTGATTGCGATTACGAAACGTGGATCAGGTGCGGCATGGCTATTCATGACGCAACCGGCGGCACGGGTTTTGATGTCTGGGATGATTACTTTGCCAAAAATTCGTCAAAGTATGTTGATGGGGTATCGGAATACAAGTGGCACAGTTTTGGGCGCAGCGCCAACCGGTTCGGTAGGCACGCTAATCATTATGCAGAAGCAGGCGGCTGGCGTATGCCGG